CATCATCAGCCTTGGATACTGCATCGTGATTTCCTCTTACAATAAAAACATCAGCATGTAGCTTGCTTAGAAGAGCTTTTAATGCAAGCATAACTTTTATGCTAGGATTTCTTTTATCGAAGATGTCCCCTAGAAATACAATCTTAGGATAATTAATAGGACATATCTCGTTGAAATCTTTTACCGTTTTCTCGATAAATGCACATTGTGCATCTAGGTAATCCGGAATATCATCCCGAAGGTGCAGGTCGCCAAAGATTAACATTTGAGGATCACGCATTTGTTTCACCCCCTAAGATAGAAGACTTAGTTATTTCCATTCTGTTTAGGTCAGGACAGACGAGGGTATATATAGAATTTGCTGCACGCTGAATCTCGAACTGAGCATCGGGGTGTAGTCGTTGCTGTAAGAAGTGTAGTACTCCCTGCAAGCTCACAGTCCAGTACGCCTCTGTGTAGATGTTTTGAGGAAGCATCATACGAGCGATCTCCTTAGCAATACCTGATTCAATTCTTTCCTCGTATGCTTTGTAGGCAGCTTCGCACTCATTAAACATCTTAATTCTAGCTGCTGAGTGATCGAAGTCTGATCCAAGCACAACACTAGCCTGCTTATTGCCGTGAGGAGGGTTTGCACGCATCATCATCGGAATGTAGAACTCAGGCTTGAATGGAGCGTATCGACCACTCACCTCATTCCACGAGCATCCCTTGTCTGTATCGTACATCAGATCAAACATCTCTACAGACACAGGGTTCCCATCAACTTCGTATTTTCTCCAAGTACTGCCTACCTGATACTTTATCCATTGACGGAGTGTAAATAGGGGAGCTTTAACATGGAAGGTATAGTAGCTATGACGGAACGGAGATGTATGCGAGTGTGCAAGAAGGAACTTAACTAAATTAATATCCTTCTCTTCCATCTCGTATCGTACTTTAGAATAACTAATGCGTGCTGCGTTTACTACTTTCAAGGCAGCATCATTCTTCATCCTATCTACGATTGAAATAAACCCAATACCATCGTTGAGGAAATAACTTCTATTAGGGTTTTCAGCCGACAATGACATTCTTAATCTCCTTAATATTGGCGACACCGCCACTCTTGTTAAACTTTACATCCTCAATAGCCATGGGGACTGCACAATTAAATCCCATGACCTTACGGAGGTAGGGGTATTGTGTCATTTTATGATTCATAATCATCAGAGCTTCGTCAATCTCATCCTTGGGACTAACAACTTCAATCGAGTCGTGTACGCTTGCAACAACACGAGATTGCATGTTTTGCGCTTTAAACTCTTGAGCAATATCTAAAAGTGCGAAGGTTGTGATCTCTGATGCAGAGCTTTGGATAATGAAATTCACACCCTGACGCTCGCAACGAGAACGGATCTTGGGGATAGGAGATCTGATATTGTCTAGATTTCTACGGCGACCGAAAATACTCTTGGCGTACTTATTCTTGTTAATGTATTCCTTGACCTCATTCATCCAAGCAAACACGCCGGGATAAACCGTTCCATAAGTATCAATGATGTCTTTAGCTTCGTCAATATCAATATTAACAGTCTTACTGAGCTTGAACTCGCTACCACCATACACGATCAAGAACGAAACTGACTTAGCGATCTGGCGTTCTTCCTTAGTGATCTGGTCGATAGGCTTCTTCCAAATAAGCGAGGCTGTGTACTTGTGCAGGTCTTGACCAGAGAAGAACGCTTGCACTAAGTTTTTATCTTTGCACACATGAGCCAAGATTCTAAGTTCCATCGCTGAGTAGTCAGCAGCGATAAAGTAGTGATCTTTGGGAGCTACGAATAGGCTACGGATGTTCGGATCCTTGGTCCGAGGCAAAGTGTGGAACGACACACCCATATTCTCACGAGCGGAATATGCAGCACAAGACAATCGTCCTGTAACTGTGCCATCGAATCGGAAGTCGTAGTACACCTTATCATGACCGTTATATGTGATAGCTTTCCCCACGCCATCAATGTAGGTGGACTGCAACTTCTCTAGACCACGAAGTTCTTGAAGTTTGTTCAAGAAATCGCGTGCCCGTTCGAGCTTCTCAGTAGGAGTGCTGCTGATTACACTCTTACTGACTGCAATAGGATCAGTTCTTGCCATAGATGTAATTATAGAGCTGAACAGCTATTTTTTCTAGCTCCTCTACTGTGCTCTCATTACGAATACGGACATCATACGGATATGAATCTAAAGATATTTCAGATACATCTTTCTCAAACTCAGGGTTGGCTCCTCTTTGTTCACGGATCTCATCAGATGCTTCAATCCGAACAACCAGTACCTTTCTATGCGTATCCTTGGCAAGGAACTTACCGTTCTCTATCTCGTTTGGATAACGAGCGTCTGTGATGATTACATTATTTTGCTGGTATTCATCACTGTAGTAGATATGGTCTGCCCAAGTATGAGGAGCTATCGCACGGACAAGGTTACCACCAAAGATCAACCTATCCCTATAAAGTTTTTTCTTTTCAGGATCGTGTAGATCTTCTACAGGAATACCTAAAACTTCTGCCGACAGTCTCTTCAACTCATCTGCAAATGCCATCCGGCGCAGAGAAGGATCGAGCTTAATCATAATCTTTGCAAGCTCGTCCTTCCCTGCACGCATCTTACCTGTTAATAACAATGTATACTTCATCTCGACTCCAGTTCATCTTCTATCTGCTCTAGCAAAATTTCTATACACTCTGAGTTTACTGATGGCTTCCCCTTTGCCGTGTTCACAGGAGGATACAGTTGGAAACTATTTTCCCGTGTGAATAGGATGTCTACCAAGTCAGCCGAGGAGTTCATATTGTCTTCCACAGCCACTTCTGGAATAGCTTTGATGTCCTGATGCTTACCAGTGATCTTAACTTCTAGGTCTGCATTAAGTTTGTCTAGTGTACTTGAGTCTACCTCCAGACCATTGTACTCGATTTCAGCAAATACAGGGGTCATGGGGGCAATTAGATTCTCGTACAGGTGATGTAACTCTAGCTCCTTAAGCTGATCCTCCAACAAGTGGAAGATCTTCCAAGTGAAGAATGCATCTTGTGCATTACCTTCAGCCAACTCGGTGAGAGACATCTCAGCCCAGTTTTGCTTCTTGGGATCCTTAACGGTTAACATCAGAACTCCTTCAGGTACTCGGGGAAGTATTGCTTAACAAGATCCATCAACGACTTGGGTGCGTCTTCACGGATAAAGTGAGATACTAGCTTAGTGTCCCACACATTCGTAAATGTGATCCCCTGCCCATACAAGAACTTCAGGTCGAACTTAGCGTTCTGTAGAATCTTCTTGTTGTTGGGGTTGTTGAAGATCTTGTTTAGTATAATAGCCACCTGCTTACGGTCTTCTACGGAAAACGGAGATTCTTTGTGGATGTAAGGAATGATGGCTTGCTTTAAATCTCCATCCTGCTTGTAGGAGATAGCTATCGTCATGATGGAATCCTTTTTGAAATCCAAGCCCGTAGTTTCAATGTCTACAGCAATGTTGTCAGTCTGTCCGTATAAGAAGGACAGTTCCTCTAGCTGCTCTAGGGACATTATGATCTCGTAAGGAACAATGAGTTCACTATCCTTCTTTAGGATATACTTATTGTACCCGTTACGAATATCCTGCTGGAAGAGGGTTACGAGCTTTGGCTCAATGGATACTGAGGCTGGGTGCAGGATGGGGATGACGGGAATACCATTGTAATCAAAAGTCTTGCCCCGCTTGTTAGTGATGCCAGACTTCTTAATAAGCATCTTCATGGCTAGGTTGCCACAGGTAAAGATTAGCTTTGGCTTGTACTGATCTATCGTAGCCTGTAGATGGTTTCGGCAGATCTCCATGTTAGCGGGGGACATATCCTCCTCCTTAACATCTGGACACTTAATCGCAGCAGCTACAGCGTACTTTTTAATTATCGGATTAACATATCCTTTAAAGACCGCTTCCTCACCCTTGTCGGAAAGATTGGTAATCTCAAACCCTCCCCAACGAAGGGAGTCCATAAGGAACAAAACATCAGTCTGCTCTGCTCCAGCGTAATCCATATGGGCATGGATGGGCTTGGGCTTATCTAGAATAGAACATCCTTGGCAGACAGGATTATTGCAGTTTTTTCTATTCTTATAGAGATCTAAAAGGTCTACCATACTTTAGTTACCTATTATAGGGTATGAGTAAATATTATCTTGATAACAAGCGGTTTGAGGAGTTGATCGTATTATACCTCAAATACGATAAGAAAAAACGGAAAAAAGGCCCCAACCCATACGAGGATGAGTTAATGGCCTTATTTGATATTTTAATAGGAACTATCCTAGAGTCATTTAAGTTTGATGTGGACCTTGACGATGCCAAACAAGAGTGTTTCTTATTAATTATAAAGAAACTTAAAAACTTTGACCCGAACCATGGTAGTGCCTTTAATTATTTTACAACGGTTATTTTAAATAACCTCCGCCTAGTTTACACCAAACGGAAAAAATATGATAAAAAAATTGCGGACCTTTTTGAGATCCGCAAAGATTCATCAGTAATCGTTCTCGTCAATCCCGAAAGTCCAAAGAATTCTAGAAGGTAAAACTTCTGTGAAGACCTTGTAATCTCTTAGTTTTTTTCTATTTACATAGAAGTAACATAACGGAACAGATGTGCATGGGAAGTTTTTATCAACTTCCGTAAAAAGCTCGGGTGTCTCGAAAGTATCAATTAAAAAGACTGTCGAGAATGCGTCATTCCCGGGTTTTTGTAACTGATCTAAAATATAATTACATCTGTCATCCCAAGGCGACTTAAAGAACACAGCGAAATCGCTTTTATCCTTCTGAGCCTGTATCTGCCTAATGGATTTAAATAGATGGTTATTATTTTTTATCTGAACGAGTTCCATCATAGTTTAGGTGCTTCTTCAGCAACTGTAACGGAGCCTTTTGTGTTAGCCATAACTTCATCCATCTCTGCTTGAACCTTTGCAAATTCTTCAGGATGTTCTTTCTTGTAATCCTCTACCTTTTGAGCAAAGTCTTGTTGCAAGGCTTGTACTCCCTTGTAGAATAAGAACTTGGCAAAATCATCCTGACCCATGTTATCGGGTTTTGCTAGACGACAGAAATTCAAAAAACCTTCAGATTCATCTTTTCCAAATTTAAGTGTTATCTTCATACGACCTTCCTTGTGGCCTTTGTTTTTAAATTCTACTTTACTTTTTGTATCAGTGAAAGAAACTTTTATTCTTTCAGATGATGACATTTTTTTTACTAAAGTAGGATTTAAAGGTTGTGTGGTGTTTGTTGTTTCCATTTTGGAAACCTCCTAGCACTATAATAGGACATAGGAATAAAAAAATATGCAAGACGAATACGACTTAAGCAAACTAGTTAAAAATAAAAAGAAGCGTTTGAACAGCAAGAATAAAGGTAATACCTTTCAGCGCAAAGTTGCTCAGATGTTTAATGAACACTTTGAGACAGAAGAGTTCGCGCCAACGCCGGGATCTGGGGCCTTTGCCACAACACATAGCCTACCTAAGCATCTTCAGATCTACGGAGATCTTATCACACCGCAACAATTCTGTTTCGTACTTGAATGTAAAAAAGGATACAACAGCGAAAACATAGGATCAACATTTACATCTAAGTCTTTAATCAACGAGGCTTTACAACAAGCAGACAGGGATGCTAAAAAGTGTGCAAAGATTCCAATGGTTATCTTCCAACAAGATAGAAAAGATATCTTGTGCATCATACCTTACAAGAAATTCCATCAACCGTTTTTAAACAATCTAAGCTATTATGTAATTTTAAAAAATGAATACTTAATAGTAAAACTAAAAGAGTTATTAAGTATATACACTAAAGAAGCTATATTCTGGTTAATAAGTCATTACTGATACTTAGTAATGATTGTATCAATTAACTTTCTTTGTTCAAACAACAATTTTAATAAATCATTATAAAGTTTTTTAGCTTCTCCTAGGTAACCAGACTCTGATCCAGTAAGTTCATTGTTTTGTTGTTTAATATAGCGACTACCAAACTTCATTGTGTAACCACCATCAGCTAAAGCAAAGTTAGCTATTGGTTCTCCAACATCACAATTATCAGTTAAACATCTTTGAAACACAAAGTTATCTGATTCTGGATCTAATCTAAGTGATCCATCTTTTAATCCGTTTACAAGATCAGACATTGATTTATTTTGATCAGCTACTTTTACATTACCTGTACCTAACACTCCAGCAACAAGTAATTGTGGTACTTCTTCAGCATTACCAGCATTAGATATTAAACTATCTAAAAGAGCAATACCTTTGTTTTTAGTATTTGCATCCTTTGAGCCAACTAGATTTCTAATGGAATCTAAATGAATTGAATCAGATTTATCCTGTAACTCGGTTAACATTTTTTGATACAAATCTTCTGTAATTTTACCACTGTTTAATTTAGCACCATATCTAGCTTTTGATTCATCGTCAGACAATTGAGTTAAAACTAGTTTTGCAACCGAGGGAGGTACTTCTCTGTACTTTCCATTTTTCTTACATTTTTTAAATGCGTCAGTTGTATCATCAAACTTCGCACGCGCATCAGCACACTGTTCATAAAAAGCTCTTACCTCAGACTCAGGAACCCCATGCTCTTTTTGTATACGCTTGTACATTGCTTGCATTTGTGGAGTAACATCTTGTGTAAAGTTTTGATCGGTTTGTTTAGGGGAAGATGTACCCGCAACTACACTACCCTCAACGATAGAAGTTTTAACGCCCACATGAACAACAACGCCGTTAGGATCATACTTCTGCCCTTTAATTTCAGGATACATCTTTTCTGCTGCGGAAGTAGGCAAAATAAACTTCTTGTACATGCCTTCTAATCTAGCAGCATATTTCTTGTCTGATTCATTAGGCATCTTTTTTACTAAAGCTCTTATTGCATTCTTAGCATCTTCCTCTGTGTTGTAAGTGTACAAATGGTCAGTCTTTTTTCCGTTTCTAGTGTTTTCACCAACAGATATGATTGAATTAGGTCTTAGTTTATTTTGAATTATAACATTAATCCTCATCAGTTTAGCAAGTGCGTTGTCTACCAATGCGGATGTTAATTTGTCTAAATTTTCTGGAGTCATACTTATTCCTGACTCCTGTTCTATTTGCATTTTTATTGTATCTAAACTTTTGCTTATTGTTTCTTTAGCTGCACCCCGTAATTCGTCTAAGTTAGTTATTTGAGCTAGTGTTGGATCTAATACTGCTATCTGCCCTGTTTTAAATTCATCTGCAATTCTAAGAGCTTCAAACAATGTAAATCTGTAATCCTCTGTTAATTTAATTAAATCCTTAGCAGCGGAAGCCATGGACGCTTCACCTCTAGCAATATCACCCTCCGTCTTATACCGTAATCCATTTAACATCTTTGAGACTATAACAGGAACTTCTTCACCTATTCGTCCAACTATCTGATTGTATGCGCCTACGCTCTTTGAAAACTCGGTAAATCTTTTTCTAACGGGAAGTAAGAAACCTTCTAGCTCCCCCTCATCAATTTGCGGGTTTTGATTTTTAGCCCACTCTTTAACCTTCTCCTCGTAACTTAGATTAATATGCATAAGCATATTAGTATCTTTTACATTACCTGATCCTTTCGCCCAGCCTATAGTTGCATAAATTGGTTGGTTATTATTCCCTACACCAACTTTAATTCTCATTTTTCTTTTATCATTACCTGCACCAAATTCTATTTTTTTTGCTATGTTTTGTAGGTCTTCATGTAATGATGGATTGTTAGGATTTTTATCTAGCTTCTCGCAGACATCTAAATACTCTTTAAATGTCTCTAAGAATTGTTGCTTCTGTTCATCTGATAAAGGAGTACCATCTATGTTTGTGGCATTCTCTATCTTTTTTTCTAAATCATAATTAGAACCAGAATGAAAATAATCAGTAACATACTCTGGATTTCTTCCTGATAACCATTTAAAAAATGATCCCGCCATTTTTTTTGTAGAAGAGAAGAATGTACCTCTTTCTTTTAACCCCAAGGCAACATCACCAAGCGATATAGTTAATTGTTGGCTTCCCAGATTATGCCATGACGCACTTATTACTTGATTGGTTGGTGATTCTTGAGTGGGAGCATTTTGTTGCTCTGCTCCTTTATCTTTTGGCTGTCCTTCTTGCTCAGATGTTAATAACTTTACAAAATCATTATAATTTTGTTTAGCATTGCCAGTTCCTGCTACTGCCAATGCTCTTCCTCCAGCATTTGGAAACCCATCAAATACAGGCTGACCTCTTGCTTTTCCTTCTTGCGCTATCCAAATAAGACTTCCCGGAATTTGGGAAACCGTAATTTTATTATTTGGAGGAGGTTGGTTTTGTACATTTTGAGCTTGCGTTATGTATTGATCCGCGAGTGCCTTGGCCTGAGGATCTAATTGAACTGCCTCGTCAATAGATACAGGAACACGGAATTCCCGCTTCTTTAATTTTTGATAACTAGTTAATAATTCTTTAAAGTAATCCATATTAAAAAACCCACCCAGTCAATCTGAGTGGGTATAATATATATTATAGTGTTAGTTTATTTTGAACTAGTTGGAGTAAAAGGCGTATTACTATTTTGCTGCCCCTCGGTAGATGTTTCTACAGTATTAGATCGAGATGATGAAGGAACTGGCCTAATACTTTCTACACCTATATTTATAATCTCACTAACAGTTTTATCTGCGTAATTTGATGGAGCCTGCATAAATGAATCATACGAAATCTCTAAAAGATATTCTTGCATTTCATTTTTATGGTAGTCGTAATTACCTAATTTATATCCAAAAATTGTACAACCACTAAAGGCTAGTATTTCAAATAGTTCACCATCTGTAGTATATTTAAGAATTCTTAAATTAAACGATCCCCCCGCAACAGCATCTGAATTAGGTATATACTGTTTATTAAATAAATAACCAAGAATAGAACCATTTCCTCGATATAAATCCTGAACAGTTAGTCTAAATGTTTTTTCACTACTAAGACCATATAATATACCAAGAGTTTTTCCGTCTATGGATAAGTTTGTTTTGTCTTGTATATAGCTAGGAAATTCTATATTTTTTATAGCCAATGTAAATATTGGTATATCTCCAGCTAGTCTTTCCTGATCTGAAGAAAATTCAAATATTGCTTGCCAAGAATAAGTTCTTATAGAATCTAAATTATTTGATAAGTTGAGGATTCTATTTTCATTACGATTTTTTTCAGTTATTCTTGTTTGATTTTGAGCGAACAGCTCGCGTTCAGCTTGAAAACCATTATTTATTATTTGTCTTAAAGATTGTTTTTTAGGTGTAAATATAAATCCACCATCCTCATTTGGAGGACGCTTTAATTCTCTAATAAAAAATGGTGGCCTAGCCATAACCTATCAGTAGTGAGTATTAATATCTGATGAGTTATATTGAACAGCAAAATCATAACGAAGAGTCATTTCAATTGTATGAAATTCATTAGATGTAGCATAGTTGAACTCTGCTAGTTTCCAAGCCTTAGGATAGACTCCGTAAAGTTTTGTTCCACCAACAACATTTCCCTTACCATCCATCTGTAGAACAACTGCGGTTCCCTTCACTTTTGAAGATGATCCTGTTGTGCTACGCATAGTTCCTGATCTACCATCAACAGGATTGTAAGTTCCTTGGAACCAATTGTAGAGGAGATCAGCCATTTGAGGTTGATACAAGTTATCGAATGTAACCTTTAAATCTTCTGTAGATGCTTTACCGGGATAGTAAACTTTTTCATTAAATCTATGAACTTCAATATCCTCAACCATGTGGCCTATTTGAGTGACTTGTTTTGCAGCCAAAGTAAGTGATTTACCTTGTTGGAAATCACCTATTGGAGGTAAACCTTGGAAATGAATTTCCCACTGATAAGATCTTACTGAATCTAAGTTTGTGGATATTAAAGGTAGTTTATTTTTTTCGGAAGTTCCTCTTGAACCTACTCCAGAAGATTTAATAAAATATGGTTGTGGTGTTGCCATGATTGTCTCCTATCAGCCGCCAATCTGAGCAGATTGGCTAGTTACATTAAGCTCAAATACGATGATTTCAGCAGCTTTGGTGGGCTGAACAATTACTTTGCACCAAAGTTCGTTTCTGTCTACCCGTACAGGTGTATTGGTTGTTTCATCGCAAACAACAGAATAATCAATTATACCTCTTCTTGATCTTATATCTTCTAGGAGAGGTGCTATAACTCCGCGAACAGCTTCCCATGTGAATGGATCATTAGGTTCAAACACAAAGGATTGTGTGCTATTTAAAACAGCTTTGCGGAGGTAAATCATCAATCTGCGTACATTAACACGATCAAGTGCTGATGGTGTTCTCTGTGCAGTTCTTTGTCCGAAAATTGTGATTCCGGCTTGTGGGAAGTTTACTATTGGGTTGATTATGTTTCCACCACTATAGAGGGAATCACGATCACCTTGGTTGAGGTTTACTTCCACTTCTATTGGCTTGGTTAGTCTACCTCTACGGAATCCAGCGGGAGCAAACCAAGTGTCTGCTACTGAATCTGTGAAGCACATTTGTCTTGCAGCGAAAATTGATGGATCGTACCAACGATCTATCCCATCAAACACGCTAAACACTTTTACCCAAGGCCAGTAGACAGCAGCGTAATTGCTATTAATAGCAACTGCTCTAGTTTCTGATCTACCATTACTCCACTCGATAGCTTCTTGTGGGGTATTGATTGCTCCATAGGGAGGGGCTACGAGTGCAATGAAATTCTGGCTTGATTCAGCCAAAGTAATCAAAGCATTTTGTACGGCAGTATTATTGAATCCGGGAATTATACCGATTGAGATATTCAAATCGTCATAATCCAATCCGTACAACCCGCTCTTAGGTGTGTCTGAAGGAGATCCAATTATTGCTGCATAGTTTTGTGTATCAGTTCCGGTTCCGTTAGTACCGTTTGCCAAGTTTGAATTGACTTCGATAAACTTAAGGAATCTAGATGTTGCAGTATTTATGTCGGTTGAACCAGAGTTTACAACAGAAGATCCACGCTTGAAGTAACCACCGTAAGTAATTACTGTTGCTGCTGGTATTCCTAGTGCTGTGGCTAATGCCTCGAAGCCACTTAGAGAAGTTACTGATATATCAGTGTATGTTGAACCTGATACTAAGTAGCCCTTGATGTATTCTGACTTGGCATTTTCTAGTCCAATATTAATCTTATCTTCTATGAAGGTTGAAGATGTTAATCCAACTTTGAATTGTTCAGCAGCAGAACCCTTATCATTTACAGTTAGAATTACATTTGCATTTCCAACTGCATCTATTTCGATTGAGTTTCCACTAACCGAGCCATCAGACTTTGTACCACCATTGTAGCCAACGCCGGGGTATAGTGATTTAACTAAGTAAGCTGCTCCTGTAGTTGGGATTGATCCTCCGTATACAGTTACTGCGCTACCGTATGCAGCGTCAGTTAAACTACCATTCACAAATCCAGCACGAATTGCGCTTACTCCAACAGTGTATGCTGAATCTGAATAAGAGGAAACAGATATAGAAGCGGAAGATCCTGCATATGCTCCTGTTAAATAGGTAGCTCCACCTATTAAGTAAGTTCCAATTTGATCACTATCTACGCTTCCACCTACGATGGAATTTATGGCTAAAAATTGAGCGTTGGAAACTGTGGATGCTACTAAACCGCTAGGAATTGCAAACTGTTTTGGTTCTATGTATTTCTCTACACCAGCGTTGTCTGTAACTTGAACTTTTAAGTATAAATTTGAGGATACCCCATAACTATTTGCTGAAACTAGTAAAGAAGGTGCAGTTCCTAACTGAAGAACAGTTGATGCATCAACAGCACTATCTCCAGCAGCACGAATGAAATAAATGGAACGAGTAGTCTCTAAAATCTCTAGAGCACCCTCCAAACCTTGACCCGGAATAGATTCACTAGGTTCACCAAAAGTTCTTATTAAATTTTCTTGTGATGTTATTAGGGTAGCATCATTAACAGGACCTTTTGAAGCAAAGCCAACTATTCCTACTATTGATGAATTACCTGCTACTGGATATTCGGAAATATCCTTCTCTACTGTATAAACTCCCGGGGATACAAAGTTTGCCATATTTAATTCCTCTTATCAGATAATCTTAATAACTTTTCTTTTTGCCAAGTTGTGGATCATTTGGCTTATTTGTGTGGGGTGTACTAACATTGATTGTCTTGGGCCTAACATAATAATGTCATTTCCACTAGGACCTAAAACACATATTTGAAGAGTCTGCAAGGACTCATTGATTATTGTCTTCATGTTTGCCAATCGTTGATTCTTTTATTTTCTTTCATACTTCTATGAAAGTTAGCATGGAATCAATCTATAATATATACCGTACTTGAATATTTAAAGTTAGAAATATTTTTAAATTTCGGATTCATCCAACACCGAGATACTCCATTCAATTAAAAATTGGTTATCTTGGTTTTTAGTTATGCTAGATGTAATGGCTTTGTATGCGACTAGTACAGGGTTATCCTGTTTATAAGTAGAATCGGGATTCTTTGCAAAAAGCCCTAGCTCCAAAATTTCATTGTTATTAGCCATATTTTTTTCGACAAATAATCTAAATTTTGCAGATCTAGTAAAAAACTTGGTTGTCCGGCTTTCTGGGATTTCAACAAAAGATTGCTGACTTCCTTTAATTAAATTTAATCCAGTAGTAAAAGCTGTGTCTACTAAACTGTAATTTTTTTTAATTTCTGAATCTATATTATCTCCATAAGCAGCGTAGGGTAATGGGCTTTGAAGCTCATAAAAATAAGATTGTACAGCAGCATCCTCTAATGAAAAATCAACCTTGCCCGTACCTATTTGAAAGTACCTAATTTGAAAATTTTCTAATTTTGTGTCTTCTTGCTCCGACATTAAATTAGCTAAAGTATATCCCATGCCTTTGGTTATAATGTTATTATCCTCATAAATCTTAGTTTTAGATTCTGAGTCTATTTTAAATATAGATACTTTTCCTTTAATGGATAGGGTCATTTTAATTACTCATGTCAGAATCAATCTCGTACTCAAAATTAAAGTCTTCTATCTGACCTGTAGAAGTCATTAAAAATTTTGGACTGGGAATGTATGTACTGGCAAATACTCTGAACACCCGTTTAATTACTCTATCTTCTCTATCTGCTGCAATTATTTCTGATTCGGTTGCTTCTTCTTTAATAAACAATTTTATATTGTTACTAAAGGATGTTGTAAGTTCTAAGTCAGGTAAAAACCAAGAATGTATTTGTTCTGAGATTTGATCTAGGTCACTCTTATACTTACACAAAACAATTACTTCATATTCCACTTCGATAGGAGTTGGTGCTAAACTAACAACTCTATGATTTCTTTTTGTTACGGTATCGGTTATTTTTTCCGATAATACTACGGGCTTGTATCTTCCACGCTTTTCATCTCTACTACTTTTTGGTTGATCAATAGAAATTATCGGCAGTATTAAATTAGTTTCCTGTACTAATTTTGCTATTGCTCTTTCCTGTGTTGCATGGATACAAGAGACAGGAACAACTTTCCCATCAGGATTTATAGTTATACAATCTGAAAATTTAGCAATTACAGCTCGGAGCATTTCTTTGTAAAAAAAAGAAACACTAGATGCTTTTTTCATGGATCTATTAATTAGCTCCCGTGCTATGGTGGCTGATGTTCTTAATTGAGGTGTTACAGTTCCGGGGTCAACTGATGATCCTGAATAGAGTTTATTTAAATCAATAGACATCTATATCCCTCTGTCCAATTTCTGGAGCTTTCTTATCTAGGTGCATGTTCTGCACTTCTTCCGAATCTCTTAGAACCTTAGCTGTGCAAATGTAATGATAAATTCCATATGCTTCAAAACTATCTTCTTGCACCTCAAAGATTTCATATTTTATATTTTGAAAGTGAGGTTGGATTATATCTCCTGCAATGGGAGATCTACCTATTTTTTTATCAATGTAAGATTTGTTAAATGTAAATAATTGATCGTTAGTTAAATTAATACCAAATTGATTTAGTGGTTCTTCTATAACTTTTGGATCATAGTGACCATAAACTATGATTGCATTTGGGCTTATCGGTTTATTCTTTTGTTCTAAGTAAACTGGATCGTATTCCGTAGAAACTATAAACTTATAATAATTAATCTTAGACCCAGAAAGCCTGATGTTTTCCTCATCAACTAAATTAAACAAATTAATATCTGGATTAGTTCTATCAAATAAACTTAATTCGCTATCGCTATTTACGATTTCGATTTCGGGGATATTGACATTCGTTTTAAAATTTTTATTCATTAATATAATGTGAAGCTAGGTGGTTCTTCAAATTCTGTCAATAATTGTTTCTCTAAAAGATCTAATTCTTTTTCACTTTGTTGAATTAGTGCGTCACCATTCAACTGAGCACCACCTCCGGGGCCGGGTAGTGTTTTATATTTTCCTCGTACCTGTCCTAGTACACCTTTGGCTAATGCTAGTGCGTATTTTTGTATGAATACTTTGTAAGCAGGATGTATAGTATCGGAATTAAGAGCACGATACTGAACTACCACTGATTGATCTGTGGTTGCTGGAACAGGATATATTTGTAAGTATTTGTTATCTACTATATCGAATGATCCATCTTGACCTAGAATCTTTCGCATCATCTCTAAGCTAATTTGAAGAAGATTAAATTCTCCAATGCTAAAATCATTGAACAAAAAGTTTTGTTGAAAATATTTAAGGAAGTAATCTTGCTCTAATGATTGTCCCATACCGGGAACACCAATTAAATCCTTCTTGTACACAACATATTGAATATTATCCATAACATATCGAGGTAACTCATATATGTTTACTCCAGCCGTTGTTTTAAAAGATATAAATTGAGTAGCCCAAAAAGGTGCGTGATTAGCTAGTTTTGTTACAGATTCATCTATAACTGATTTTAATTGAAAATCACTTAACTCAACTCGAATTACGGGGTATCCTAGTCTACCTAGAATATATGATTTTATAGATTCTTCAAATCTATATTATCTTGGATAGTTGTGTTATTTAGTTCATCATATTTTATTTCACCGTTAGGCTTTGATGTATCAACTAAATCTCCATATGGGATAGCAAAACTATTTCCATAAGTATCAATTTTTGGTTTAACTATACCACCCATAAAAAATACCCTCTATTGTATATAGGTAAATGAAAGAGCCAGAGAGATTTTATTTCTCTCTGGCTCAAATTTATTACCTATCGTTTAATCAGGTGTTAGTTGCCTTGACGAATGGTGAGTAGAGGTAGGTTGCGGCAGGTCCAACCAATCTAATGATTCTATAGAATCTGTTAGCAGGTTGAATTGCAGCCTTTGCGTAACGGGTCAAGATACCCTTTCTTGGTTGGAAGGTTTCAGGATCCGTTATTGTTGGTAGTGACTCAATTGGGATGTATGGGCAGTAAACGAATCCACCGTCCATGGGGCTTCCACCCTTGTAACCCATCATAATCTCGTCTTCAGGCCAGAGTGGGTCGATGAAGAGATCGTACTTACCAGCGAACTTACCACGGTACTCAATCTTGTTAGCACCCATGTTTGTGATGCCTTCAGTCTTGGGGCCGATACCACCTTCGAGCTTGGCAGCGGATTCCAACATTGCACCAATCAAAGGTGATGTAATAACCCAGTTACCGGGGCCGCGATGAGTTGTCTTGTAGATGTCCTGTGATGCAAAGTTCATAACTGCTAACAAGTTAGCATAGACATGGCCTGCATGTTGAGGAGCATAGTTCATTGCTGTAGATGTTAGATCTACTACGAAAACATTGCTTCTGCTTGTTGACCCGAAATCATTGGTTGGCATTGTCTGCTGACCATATGTGAAGGATGCAGGTGTAAATGATGTTGATTCATTTGTTGGGCCTGTTCCACCTATTGCACCAAAGTTATTTGAATTAGTTTCATTGTCTAATGATGTTGGATTCCAACCACCAACAGAACCCCCTGTGGTATTCTTAATATTATAAGCAATACCACGGAGGTCTTCAATCAACTCGCGGTCGATTTCAAGTTCCAATTCCTTTGACATGAGTTCGGTCAACTCACGCTCAAGATCAAGATTGTGATAAGCCTTGAGATCTTGGCTAGCTTCAATTGTCCACATCGCACGCATCTTCTTAGTACGAGCGACAACAGGCTGCTGCTCAACACTAATGTTGAGTTCAGGAATACCCGTACCTGTTAGAGTTTCACCTGCTGAAACATTCCAACCAAGGAATGTAGTGTTTGTAGGCCACATAGCAATCTGACCGCCGTATGTGGTTGATGCTGTACCTAAAGTTCCAGAACCATTTGCTCCACCATACAAAGCACTTGTATTAACAGTGCCTGTGGTAGTTAGTGTTCCAGTTGTACCTATGGCTGAAGTGGTTAAACCACGATAGGTTAGATTGTACTTGCTGTACAAAGTTTGTGGAGTACTTGAACCGTACTGACGAGCAGAACCTAAGTAGAAGATCTGTGATACTGGACCTTCCATAGGCTGAACTGAACCAATCTTGTTAAAGATCAATTCGGGGAATACTCTACGAACGAGTGGGAAGGCGAACTTTTGGAAAGTGCCTAAGCGACCCGTGGTAGTTGCTGCTGCTGATAGGTCTTCGTTAACCTGTTGGGCAACGATTGACTTCGCTTGGTTCTCTAGGAGAATAGCGGTAACTTTAGCTGTGTATTGGTCACTAATGCCTTCTAGTACTGGTGACCACTTCTCAACTAGCTTATTGTGGTTGGGATTGTGTAATGAATCGGACATATTATTCCTCAATTATTTAGTTTTGGCATTAGGGCCATAACACCTTCAGTCAAGAACTGGTTATTTACCTTAGAAACTTTCTTGACTGGAGTATTTTCCATCTCGTCAGCAATAATCATTGCTTTCTCTGATGTCTTGAATGGTAAAGTTGCTTGTTCTTTTAATTGTTCAACTTCCTCTTCAAGTTGTATTGCTTCTGATTCTAACAAAGAAGCGGCTTCTTCTAGAGCCTTGTTCTTCTTTGAAAGAACTTTAAGTGCTCTTTCAAGCTCTTGTACTTGTTTTGTTGAAGAAGTAAGTTCCTCTATTAGAACTTGATTTTCTTCCTCTATTTGATTAGACATTTTGATAATGTCGGATACGCCGTTAGCCTCATCGGTTTTTCCAATTTCGAGAGACATTAAGGACTTAATGCTTTCAAACAATTGAGCATTACGATAAATGTCATTTTCTTCTTGGAGTTCTTTTAATGCGTGTTCTTTTATAGCGGTTATTTCCATCCGCAAGAAACCTTTTATTTTAGACTCCAAAAGTTTAACGCGATCATTTACTTCTTCATTTATTATGGTGTCTACTAGTTCCGCAATTTGTGTTACGGTTTCCTCTGAAAGACCCTCTGGCAATAACTGTGCTATGGATTTAACTTCTGACATAAATGCTCCTATGATCTATATTTATTTAATAAGGTTAAAATAAAAACCTTAGATTTTTATTTTTTACCTAGATAATGATTCAGCCTTGCTTATTTCTACTATATCAACATCTTCAATTATCTCTTCGGGCTTATATTTTAAATCTAACTTATTTTTAAGTAAGGTAACAAATACATTCTCCCGTAGAGCCTGTTGCTTAGTCTTCTGTTTTAATAATAGCGTAGATTCTGAGACAGATGGGAATGCGCCTCTTGTGCTTGGGTCTGCAACTAGGTCAAAGGTTACCATTTTATAATCTTCTTGAACCTCTTGCTTACCCGGAGTATCTTCGCATTCCTTTAAGCTACCTAAACCACGACTTGAGATACCAATTCTAACACCGTCTTTAATTAACTGCTGTGCAACCTTACCAGCAGGAGTATTGAGCAATTCAGCTTCTCCTATTAGTTTGTTGCCATCCCAATCTAATTTTGTAATTAAGTGTGAGACATTAGTTAATTTAACAGATGTATACTCAGGGTGGTCTAGTTCACCTAGTAATCTTCTCTCTGTAATCATAGGCATTAATTTGCCCATCTCACGCTCTAATAACGACTTCTTGTAGCGACGATTGTTATTATTAAACTCATCGGCTCTACCGAAGATGCCTGCTACACGAACCAAACCATTACCTGATTTAGATTCGTTGATTACTCGTACTGAGTCTGTACCAAAGAAGTCTGTTAATAGATTCATATTAGATTCCTAAAAATTATTATTACCGCTGACTACGCAACTTTCTTTTAAAAGCTCCTTTTATAATCTTTTTAGCTTCTTTTCTTGGAGTACTTGTTAATCTTTCTTTCTTTACACCTCTAGACTCCCCAGTATCATCCCCACCTTTAATTCCGCGACCATAATGAGAATGCGCTCCTACTTTATTATCAGGATCTCTATAATAATCTACTTGATGTATCATTTGTCTAGATCCTCCTTTACCAGTGCCGGGTTCTCCTGCCCTACCCTTCCAATGCATATCACCGGACTCATCTTCCCCTGATGTACCTCTAGAAAGGTCCGCACCAGTTTTTGCACCAGTGCTTCTTTTCCAAGCATCGGAGCTTTTTGCAAGTTGATACTTCTTCATTTTAGAAGCTCTGTTAGACTCAGAAACTTCTACTGCTTCGGTCAATAAGTCGTATATTCTTTGAATGTAATTCATATTAGCAATTCCACTTTCTTAATGATTTGTTTATTCTGCTATTTGGATCATTAGCAGTCTTTTCAGATGTTCTACTCTTTTTCATCCCACCCATCCGAGCGCAGAATGATTTTCTTCTATTAGCAGCCTTTGAACCTTTTTTAAGTTTTGAAGGCTTGGTAGTTACAGCGGTCTTTAATTTTGAACCGGGGTTTTCTCTACGATAAGATTCAACTCCCTTTTTATTTAGACCACCGGAAGGATTTTTTCCCTCTTTTCTTTGCCATGCTGCTACTTCTGTTACAAGATCTCCTATTCTTTCAATAGAGTCTTCAACTCTTGCAGCTTTACGGCCTGCACTCTCTTTCTTAGCAGCTTGTAATTTATTTAATTGGGCTAGATGTGCTTGTCTTGCTGCCGACTCAGCACTCGTACCCTCAGCTTTTTTTCTTTGGTTATAAAGAGCATTTGTTACTCTTGTGGCTCTTTTTATTTTTTTTTCATTTATTAAGCTAAGTTCTTCAAAAATACGATCAACTGATTCACTAACGGGAACACAATTAGGGACTTTACGACCACCCTTCATTTTCATCCCAATAGCTTCGTAACCCTTCCAACATGGGCCTTTTTTCTTTTTTTGTTTCATCTGTGTTCCTTGTATTTTAATACTTTTTCTGACCGCTCTTTACCGTGTTTCTTGCGTGTGCGGACTGAATATCCTTTTATCTCGCTAAAGGGCGTTCCTGCGGCAAACCCCTTTGCAACCTTATTACCAGCTTCTGTACTTTTTTCACCCCATGTTGGGCGAGTTACAACATAAATTCTATCACTTGCAACTGTTGAAAATATTGACCCATAGTCAGAGGCAGCTAGTGCTTTTGATATGGATTTAAAAACTTTAACTCTTCCTTTTGCCGATTTTACTTTTTGACGAGTTGTTCCTTCTTTTGATGCAAATACAGATCTACCTGCATCAGAACCTCTTCCACCACCAAATCTAGATTCTTGCAAAAGTTTTATAATTCTCATTTTAATCTCAATTTCTTTTTCTTCTTTTTCCCGGGGCCTGCCATATTAACGCCAATCATTCCACAGGTAGTCATCTCCTGAATCAACCCTCTAGCTTGAACTAAAACTTGTTCAAATTCAGCTATTAGTTGTTCAGGAGATTTCGTCTTGGGCTTAATTCGTTCCTCCACTCTCTTAGATTCTTGTACAGGTCTAGCTACAGCCTTCTTTTTTATTCCAAAGGATCTAGCAAATATATCTGTGACCGTAGCTTCATCTACTTGAATCTTAGAAAGATCAGGGCCGTCAGGAGTTGGAATTGAAACAGGCAATCCATTAGCTGTACTTCTCTTGTACTCATCTTTATTTTGTTCGATGAGTGACATTGCAAAATCACCAATAGAAACTTGTTTCGTCATTTAATTATCCTCATTTACCGGGGTTCATTGATCTTTTATCGGAGGCTTCTGCGTGTCTTCTTTTTCTGCGTTCTTCAGCAGTGCCTGATACTTTGGGTTTTTTTATACCCTTAACTACTTTTTTTGGACCCTCAGCTTCAGCATCATCTAAGTCCTCTTTTTCATAAGTATCTGGGAAAGTGACTTCATTCATCAATGAACGCATGATTGGATCAGCTATAGCTAAGAATGCTTCTTCTGAAATAAGCTCATCTTGATAGGCTTCTTTTAGAATAGATAGAACAGTTACGATTTCGGAGGACTCTCCACGCAACATTTTAAAATCCTTCTTATCCAATCTTCCGTTTTTGTTTATGTCTAATCTATGCTGCTTACCAATTAGCTTCTTTTTCTTCATGTGTGAAGATTCAGCCTGCATTCCAAAAGAATCATGATCGTAGCGGTTGGCTTTACCTTTTGGTGTTGGGCCTACCATTCCTTTCTTTTTCTTCTTAGCTTTTTTAGCTTCGTTAATTAATCCAAATATACGATTTAGTGAATTCATAGTTATACCTTTCTTGCTAACGGCAAGTTTAATAGATGTGAGTTTAGACTCACTTCTTCTTCATTGATTTTTTTATAGGCATTTCATCTTCTTCATCTTCGTCTTCCTCTTCTGACTCGTCTTCTTCGTAGAGTTCCTCATCGTCTTCTTCTTCCTCTTCTTCATTGAGGGTAGCAGCGTTGACGGCTTCGAGAACATTAGCTGTGTGCTCCATTAGGGCCTCATCGCTAATAGCCTCGTCTAGGTGTGAGGCACAGAGGGGGCATACATGAGCTTCCTCTTCTAACTCCTCTACTTCTTCTTCGGTTGATTCGTCTATTTTCTGGTCTTGTGTTTTTCCAACCTTTAGACCAAAATCAGCCCAAGCTGAGTTTTCGAGAATAATTTTCATTGCGTCATCTGATATATTTAAGTGCTTCATAATTTTAAATCCTTTGTGGGAATCTATCCCTATTGTTATTTATACCTAAAAACAGTTATTTTGCAAATTTTTTATTTTTTTAATTTACAAAAACAAAATTAAGCCCTGCGCCACCAAAATCCCCACATGATATAGGATCCCCTGTTCTAAAGACAGGAAGACCTTCTACAAAAACATTTGTCGATCCTGTAACACACAATCTAGGGTGATTGGTATCCCCACAAGTTGCGGGGAAATAAAGATCTGTAACCCGCATTACATTAAATCCATTAACACGAGTTATTAATGCTCCGGGTCCCGCAGGAGGAGTTCCGGGGTGGCAATGGCCTAAAGATATTTCGGCTGGATTAATAGTTAAGATTGTAGGCATTTTAATACTCTAAGTATATAGGCAAATTATCTGTTTGCCCATCTCGTAAAGCTCCAATTCTGCTTCCCACTTCGTAATCACCATCCTTATCATGATAAATCTTAACTCCAGTTTTTTCTCCTTGTCGTAGTTTATTAAACATGTAAGTTGGGATTCCTATTTTTTGATTGCAATATTCAGTTAAATTCATACGAACATAGACATCAGGCCATAATAAACCATCAGGTAATTCGTATATTGTATTTAAAGATGATATTAGGTTAATTGCAGTTCTAAATCCGTGCGCCGACTTAGTTGAACTTGGCGATAAGTAAAACTCTGTATTTTCATTAGCGTAAGTAAAGTTATTTGCTTCGTTTAAGTTAGTAGCTTTATCCCAAGCAAAGTATGCGGAATCGTTTACTCGTCCATCAATGTCTGTTAAATTATAGCTAGATGTTTTTCTAAACGACATATAAAAATGACCAGCACCTAAATCATTATTAAAATACTTCTCGTCAGGATGATAAACAAAAGATGCTCTACGAACATTCCAATCAATCAATGTAGAGTTACCATTAAAAACAGAATATTCGTATTTGTTTGTGGGGATTACTAAAACAGACCTAGGTAAGCGTCTAACAAATATAGGGCCGTTTAAATCATCTCCAAACTGATGCAAACTAAAATCGGTAGTTTCTAACTCAAAAACAGACTCAGGTGCTATGTGCCCAAACAATGGATCATTGTATTGTAAAGATAATGTATACCATGGGAATGCTCTAAATTTAATTGCTGCGGAAACTTCTACGGGATCAGTGCTTAATGTGTATTTAGCTTTTGTCTTTCTAACCAATGGCGACTCTAGTGTTGGTACTTCTTCTATAGTATTCACATCTAACAAGAGCATGTACGCATAAGTATTACTTGTAGTTAAATCATAATTGTACTCTAAGTTTGCAGATGGTTGAGATGATACAGTTAAATTTATTTGGAATTTACTTTGAACATCATATAGGCAAGCAGCTTGAACATCATTATTAAGTGTATATGATCTTTCTAGTTCATTTTCACATTGAATAAGTTCTGTCCCTGTAGCAGTTGCTACTTCTAGGTCATAAGTGTAATCTTGTACAGGCACAGCACTAAACTGGCCTGTGGATAATTGAAGATCTATATTTTCTGAGTTATTTATATTTACATGTAAAAATCTACCGGATGAAGTTTCTACAGGTATTCTAGCATAAAAATCTTCTGGAAGAATATACCATAATCTAAGTAACTCTAACTTAGCTGGTAAATAGACATCCGAAGAAGACGCAGCAGCGGCTGTATATGCTTGTGGATCTAATGCAATTTTATTTATATCTGCTCTTGACACTCCCCGCGCAGGTATGGGCACAACTACAGATGTTGAATTAGTATTAGCATTAGAACTAGTTGTTAATAAATTAACTAATCTAGAATTTAAAATTTGTTGATATGTGTTACCATATACAGATGTTAAAATTCTAGTTGCAGTTTGAAACTGAATTGTAGCTCTATTTAACGCAGATCTAACTGCTAACGCAATAATGTATCCGTAGTCAATTTCTCCTAAAGTGTTATTTAATATCCTTGTCTGTAATGATTTGTTTATAGTTACGCTTGGATAAATCAACCCGTCTGGTGTATATAAGTTATATAAAATATCACCAATTTCTTTTTTTACTACCTGACGAATTATGTTAGAGTTTACTTTTATGAGTGCTTTGTTTATCAAAGGAATACTAGATAATTCCCTAGATATTAAACTTTGAATATCTTGATCTGTAACATTACCAAATAATGCTACTGAATTATTTGTAGCGGATGTGACAGTTTCATTTCCACTCGTCACCAAATAATAAGATTGATTAAAAAAGTTATTTCCTAAATCAGTAGATCCTAAATTGTATTGATAGTTATCGGATACTCCTGATAATGATGGTCTTAGATTATATTCATTAAATAATATTTGATCTAATATTATAGGATTTCCATCTGGTTCAGAGATTAATAAGCAACCTCCATTAATAATTAAAGGTGGTTCTTCTGGTCTAATTATCTCAGGTCTAACCCGTGTAACACCGTCAACTCCGCTAGGTGGAATTCCCGGTGTAAAATCTAAACACGGATCAACAATTATTGGCATATATTATATGAATGATTGTATTTGACTAATTCCAGAATCACTGCTATAGGTAGATTGCTGTTGTGGAGTTAAAGTTACCGTATATTTTACTGAAGGATAGAAACATGATGAAAATGGCGATAATCTATTTGAATTAGCTTCTATATTTCCTCCAGTTCCTATATTTTTTACTTGAAATAAATTAAAAGGTTTTCTACCGTCGTATATAGAAAAATTATATCCATCAAAGAAACGCACATAACCAAGACTAGCGGTTGCAATAATTGTGAATTTTACAGAATTGCTCGTCTGTCCTCTTTTTATAACATAAATTCCAGTATATTTTGAGTCTACGCTATCATTATCATCACCTTCCCCTTGTACACCATTTCCTGTTTGAGGAAAACAATTATGGAATGATGCTTCTACAAAAAAATCAGAAAAAGTAGTTTGTATTCCTGTAACTTCAATTGTTTTATTCCAAACTAAAGGAATACCAAAAGCTCCGTTAAGATTTCCAGCACCTTGAAATTCGTTTTCATTACCTGCTGGTGATCTATTATCAGACATGTTGCCAGATTTAATTGCTCCCATATCAACATAATGCATTGATGGATGAAATTGGGTTCTACCCTCTCTAATTCTATAAGAAAGATCCCAACCCGGGGGTACAGTATTAAGGCTATCCATAAATCTTTCTGGGCCGTAATTAGTGCCTCCAAAAATATAGCCTGCTGCTGCAACTTTAGGATTATTCGTAACTGCCTGTCGTGGTTCGTATGTAGAATCTGCGTATTGTTTTAGGTCACTAATTTCTTTTTCTAAATTATATTTTGTTGCTACTGGATTAGCAAGCGAGATACTTGGAGTAGCCGCACAAATTCCTGATCTTTCTCCATATGTTAATTCTGTTGTTCTAAAGAAAGGTCGAATATCAATAATATCTGATGATTGAACTATTCCTGCTCCCGTGCTTCCTATGCTTGCATCTCTTCTTACAACAATGTAAGCTATTGGCAAAATTGTTTGGCCGATCAATCTAGGGTCATTAGCCTCAAATTTTTCTTGTATTAATGGAGCTAAATTCATTAAATCATCAGGACTTGGGAATGATCCATGTGTGTTTAATGCGGCAGATTGGAATCCATTGTTAGGATCTAACTCATCCGAAATGTTTGGTAGTATAGATGTGTGATCTATACTAGTATCAACAAACGGAGTTGTAGATTGTCCTACTGACATATTACTACCGCCAATACCTGCACCTTTAATTAAGCCTAAAATAGGTTTGGTTATTTTAACTGGAGTTCCAGCAGTTGCAAGACTACCACCGCTCCATTTTTGAATTGTAGTCTGCCTTGAATCCACTGGTTTACTGTATATGAACAATAGGTCTATTCTTTTACTGGCTCCGCTAAGTAATTGACGGCCAGTAACATTTCCATTAGCATCCACTGTTTGTACGAAAAAATCATTTTCATCAAATGATGGAATTTCTATACTTAGTTGTTCAGGAACATCAACTACTGCGGTTCTAGCTACACCTCTAAATTGTTTTATAAACTCATTTGCTAATACTTGAGAACTTCTTTGTATGCCCTCAGGAATATTAAATAATTTAACATTGTCTGCTGGGTCTAATAAGGGCCAGTTATAATTAGCTGGTTTTCCGTTTACATACTGTATCGTAGTTAAATTACTTATCTCATTATTCCAAGTAGTTACTCGTTCAATCAAACCGTTTAAATTTAATGAATTTGTATTTATATCTATTAGTACAGAGTTTAGTGTTGCAACATAATTATATTGAGCACTGTTAGGATTTATAGAACTTACTTCAAATTGAGTTTTGAATTTTTCTGTCTCTCCAATTGGTGTTACTAATTTAATTATTTTTTGTAACGGGGTTAAATCATACGCATCATTAATTCTAGCAATATATCTACCAGAATTAACAGTGACTATGTTATTTGTTCCGTCTGCTACTGGACGCAATTCATTAAAATCAGCGCGGTTGATGCCTGTAGCCGTTGTTGTATCTTCCGTTGTTGGGATTACATCTATTTGGTCTTTTAACCACAAAACATTCTCTTGCAATTGTTTTAGTGGAATGTTATCTATTTCCCAATAGTAAGGATCATTTTCTTTAAAATACCGAATTGGATCTGTAAACTTATATTGACTGTCTTTAAAATTAACCATTAGTTATCTCTCCTTAAATCAAATATTTCAGATGATTTAAAACCATTTCCAAATTTATCATAGCCAGCATCAAACGCTTGAGATCCTGTAGATGTACTATTTCTAGATCTATAAATAGTTACCAACGGAACGCGCCCAGATTTTTGTATTGCATTGTGTCTAGCATTAGCAAAAGTATCTGCTGCTGACTCATCTAATCGAATTCTATTTGCATAACTATCATCTAACATAGAAGACACATAATAGAACTTTGCCGTAGTTATGTCTGAATAAATTGAAGACAATTCTGTTGATATAGTACTACAAGTTGCTGATGGATTATATCCTTGTGAAAGCACTTGGTACACAATACCAGAATCTGATGCATTAGTTGTTAAGAACTTAGCTCTTCCATTAGGAGACATGTACAATCTAAATGGGCCATAATTTGTACCTAGGTTTGCTCCAGAAGCTCCGTAATAATCAAGAACACTTAGTATTCCTGTATCTGGCGTTCCTGCGGGTGCGCCCGAAGCAGTTATGCTTGCACCGGACACATACACAGAACTTGGACCTCTGTATCCAGCTAAAGATGGATACAACCCACTGACTGAACAATATGCAGCATGTAGTTTAGAACTATCGCAGATATTCCAAATTCTAAGTCTTTCACAGAATGTCGCAGATGTATCGTAATAAATACCCCTACAGTTTTCCCATCCGGCAGGGAAGTGAACATTATTTACCTTAACATTACTGTTATTTACTGCACGAACACACATGCCTCCAGTAGAGAAAGCTAATATATCAGAGCTTGCTGTTGCGCTCTTGTAATTAACCAAGAAGAATTCTCTAGATCCAGCAGTAAACAATCTATCATTTGGGGTATTAATAGTTGTTGAAGATAGATTAAATCTAGTTCCTTGGTTGTCTACAATATCTTCATCCTGCCCATTTGGATAAAACTGTAGATACCCACTAGCAGTGTAGGCAGATGTATTTAATGAATTATCTTGATTATAATCCATGCTACTAGTTTGTGATGCAGGCCAGAAAGAATGTATATCCCCTAGGTCTTCCATCACTATAGTTGAGTTATCATCCGCAACTAAGCACGCACGCAATGAGTGCAATTCTACTTTAGTATGATTGGTTCCATCAGATAAGTTCCAACCAGAAACATCAAGATTACCTTCATCAGTTCTTTGTGGATTAAATTTAACTACAGAGTTTTTCTCAACAAGAGCATCTACCCCTGCTTGTCCTATAAATGTAACACCAGCGAATTCTAACTCAGAGTTTTCTGTTGCAACCGCAGCAGCAGTATTTGTTCCATACTCGTTTGCACCAAGTAATACCGTAGGCCCTGATTTTGATCCCAAGAATCTAGCTTTTGAATTCTTTGCAACATTAATACATGTACCAAATACCGCTGCGCTATTGTAGTAGGTATCTGTGTTTATATTTAAAGTTTGTATTTTTGTCTGAACGAAATCAGCATACGAGTTGTTTTTTACTATTATGCCGGATTTATGAGTTATTGTTCCGTTGACATCATTTACGCCTAGCACTCCGTAGAAAAGAGTGGTTCCCATCTTGTCAGGAGTAGAATCTGTCTTCTTATAAAGCAACTGTGAATTATTTAAAACTAAATGCTGCCCATTATACCCGTAAGTAAACTGCTCAATGTTCCAACTAATATCTTTGAACTTGTTGGATTGATCTACTTTTACGGTGTTGGGGTTTTTTATAATTATTGAATTAACAGCTTCAAAACCAATTCCTTGGTTATAACTTGCTACAACCATAGGCAACTCTAGCATTGAGTTGTACGCACGAATGCCATTATAATTTTGAGATGCTTGAGTAATTCCCTTGTGCTTATAAACTGAATTTTCTAAATGCATACCACATTCGGTGTTGCACAAAGTTTGAATTAGTATGGGAGCCTCAGACGCTGTTAAAGTGCTACTAGCAGGAAGAGATCCTTTACCAAGTAAATGTGAGTTTACTAATTTTATACCTATGTTATTAAACATGGTATGAATAGGAATATCCAAGCCTGATACTGTAATTGGTGTAGTTTGATCTTCAATAGTTATTACAGAATTAATACTATTTAAACCAATTCCAGTAACGCTCGTGTCGCGTGCGCTCGTAGTGCTTAGTGCATAGTTTCTTACTGCAAACAAACCTCTTCTCACGGTAATATCTGAATTTACAAATTTAAACCCGTTTTCTTTGCAGCGTAATGCAAATGAATTTTCTAGAGTTACCTTTGAGTTAGTAATGTCAAATCCTGTTTGAGTCGTATGTGCAAGAGATACTCCTGATGTGGATCCACCACCATCTACACAGAAGTTTCTAATGTAGATTGGGCCTGCACAGTTTTCTATTTTTACTTTATTTAAATAATTGCCATATATTGCGGCAAAACAATTTACATTATTCGCAGCTATACCATTACTAGAGTAATAAGTATTTCCATCAGCCCCAGAAACTCTAAAATAATCAGATGGCACAGTTGCATCTTGTGTAGCGGTGTATGGAGCAAATTTAATCTTGTCTAAAGTATCTACGATTAGCCCAGCATTAAAATTAATGTATCCAGAACCAAATCCATAGTTAGTATATCCTAATGGTATTGGGGATATCCACCCACGATTTGTTGCCCACCGAGGATCAGTAACAGAACTAGTAACTACTGTTGATAGGTAAATTGAACTCGAATTTATAATTGAGTTATACAGATCTGTTGAGCTAACCGCAGATACTGTAGTTCCATTAAATAAAGCTCCACTAGCATGAGTGCTTCTTCCGAATGCTCTGTTTACTATCTCTAGTCCTGCGCCGGGAACAGATTCGTCAATCTTTATATTTTTTAAAACTAGATCACCCAAATCACCGTATGATGCAACCTCAATTATTATTGGGTATGTAATTCTGCTAGGAAGTACATTTAATACTGAACTTAAATTACGGAATACCATCCCGTTAGAATTAGAGTTTACCGCAAAGGTTGCATTAGCGGAAACAACAAATACCTTACCTGCAATTCCAGAGAATCCATCCTGTATAGGATTTCCGGCTCTATCCCATAATAAAGATGTACGCTCATCTAAGTCGTACAAGGGTTCATTATCTTGTTCCCAGTTGTAGAAAGTTGAACTATCAAATTTAGTTACTGAGGGAGTCCAGTAGTTAAATATTCCTGCTGTTCCGCTAGATAAGTATAAGTCTGTTGGGATAAATGCCATGTGCTATTCCTTAGAAAATGATAGTCCACTTAAATAATAAGCTAAATTGATCAGTTTTAGCTATTGGGCTAAATGGTTTGTATGCTACGAGAATTGGTGTTTCCGGTGAATATTTAAAAGGATTATTCATGAACAATCCGATTTCTTTTAATTGAGAAGCCACATTAGCTGTGTTAGGTCCTAAAAATATTCCAAATTGGACCGATGTTTTATCTACTTTTCTGGTTAAATTAAAAGGTATGACACCAAAAGCCTTTTCAGTTACTACATTTCCATTAACCATTTGAGATAATGAAGATACTCGTATGTCAGGAGCCGCACCGTAATTACCTAATGTAAGAGCGGAAGCTAACTCGTATGTTGATGCTCCATATGTAGTATGGGAACTAGTGCCTACTTGAAATCTACCAATTTGATAGTCTTTGATTGTATCAGAACCAGAACCAGCAAACATTAAAGCTAACCCCACACCCATACCAGATACGATAGTATTCTTTTCTGAAAACACGATTTCTTCTTGACCTGTGTTCCAGATTTTAACTATTTCTAAATGTCCTCTTGGGGATATGATGTCTTGGTTTTTCATACTATTAATATATACTTACATTATTTAAAATTATAAGAAATACAATCTCCATCTAAGTTGTAAACTAGATCGCCTGTCTATGGCTGCAAAGGTAGTATAATCTTTTATTTTAACTATATTATCGTTAAATGTTTTTTTAGCAAATAATTTATAATCTAATGGAGCCTTGTATGTACCTGATTCTTCAGGCAACCTTTTAAAAACATAAGGGGGCTTATCTCCCTTAGCTAGATTTTTTTGTAAATCGTATGTCCAAAGACCCATCGAGGTTATTCCACCATATAAGTTTGCTACAGTACAATCTGCTGTTCCCAAGGTAAGGGAGTATGTTATTTCCCCATTAGACGATACATTTAGAGAACTTACAACCAGCCCGTTTGCTGGATTAGTTGCAGGAGCAATATTTTTAATATACCCCCTAAAATCTATGTTACCTTGTGTATTTAAAGTACCACTTACACTCGCAGAAGCTACAACCGTATATGGTGCTACACCGCTCGCAACAACAACAGTAACCCCACCGGAAGGCGCATAGGCCCCATCTAATAAAGTTCCAATAGCAGATGGGATTATATCTACAACTTCGTCATTTATTACCATTTTGTTTATAACATTATTAGGGAATGGCAGTAAATTAACATTTTGTTTATAATTTTCACTATTGTAGAATCCACCATCTACGGAAGATATAGTAACTGATGATGTGCCTATAGTCGTGTATTCTAATGTAGATGTGTAAACTGCATGTGCATATTTACCATCTAATCCGACAGATAAATTTTTTATTTTTTTATTATCCTCATTGGGAACATCTAATGTTAAATCAAAATCACCTGAATCAAGTCCCCAACCAAAAGCCTTACCATTAGATAATATTACAAAACTTTGACTCAAACCAGCAGCGACACCTACAACATTTCCCTGTATAGTATATCCTTGTATTGAGCTAGGAATATTACATTGCCCTTTATCATTGTCACCAAATGCGGATACAGTACCATCAGAAAAACATATTAAAGAATGATATTCCCCAGCAGCAACATCAACTACAGTGTTTGGTAATGCTGGAAAGGTTATTTGTCCTTTATTTAAAGTTGGATCTGTTCTCCATGTACTCATCCAACCAGAAACAGAATTATCGTTTAATATTGCTAATGTGTGATGTGCTCCCCAATGTGATTTAATTTTTTTTACATTTCCCTGAATAGCCTGTGGTATAGGTCTAGTAGGCATGAGAAGACTAAAAAAGGATGATACAGTTCCATTTGTTTTTAGTATAATATTATGATCATATGCCGCAACTACGGAAGATACATTGGTCCTTTGTTCAGGAGGAAAATATGCATTTCTCCCCCAAGATCGCAGGGTATTACTATTATTAACAGCGTAAGAAGTAAATAATCCTGCTGCAACGCTTATACAACTACCTAAATCAGAAGGAACATTTAATTCGCCGTATGCGTTATTTCCACCCCAACAAGATACTTGCCCATTAGTTCCTAAAGTAATAAAGTGATTTCGACTATCAGAAATAGTGGATACTGAATATAGATTCTGTGGAGTTTCATATAAGGGTGTATAAATATCAAATCCACCCCAAGTTGCAAGAAGTCCATCTATATTTGTGTAACCTAAAGCAGAGACTTCTACATTTGTAATGTTTGTTGATATGTATGATAAAAACTCACTGTCTGTTAAATCAACAAGATAATTATCATATGGACTGGGAGATGTAGGTAAGAATGGTAAAGGGACATAAGAAGAAGTGCCAGAAGCACCCATACCAGAAACCCAAATTTGTCCAGATGCTTCCCTACCATATTTAGAAATACCATCTAGTTTGTGTGCGTTCAAATAATACTGAATAGGAGCTTTACCGAACGAAATTGCTTGAATGGTAAAATTAGATGTATCATAGATAGATGATCCAAATCCGTATGCACTCGCATCAGGAGGGATTGTCATCATTGTAGCTATAGTTTCAGCCGCACCATCCACGATCATATTATTTTCTATAAATAATATTTCTTCGTTTGGCTCCCCTAAGTTATTTATGATTTCTACGGATCCTCTAATCATTGGCTTATATCTATAATCGTGTAAGCATCTGCTGCATTTTGAGTAAATATTCCAAACGCAGGATGGTATCTATAATTAATTCTACTGCCTCCACTAACACCGAAAACAGAACTTGTAGTTTGTGCGACGCGAGAACCTAATCCAAGTGCATTTTCTCTAAAGAAAATCATTACTTTTTGTAGTTCATCTTCTGTGTATCCTGAAGACATTTCATTTAAAGTAGAGTCCAACATATTAACTCTATCTATTAAAGCATACGAATCTCCAACAGGATCCGGTATCATAAATACCTCCACAGAATAAACTTGATTAAGTCTATGTACTTGATTATTATAGTAGTTTGGAATTTTATTTAAGTTATTATTTGTATGAAATTCAACAATATTCTTTTTAAATAAAGTTGAGTTAACATTACGAATATCTAGTAACGATTGACCAATTAACAGCGACGGGCTGGATATATCGTCTACATTAATTTGATTTAATGGCATCGTATCATAATGAGATAGATTTTCTAAAATCCTTTTTTTAGTTAAAGATTCAACAGAATCAATTTCCCAAACGCCCTTGTTCGACCAAGACCATACATATCCATTTTCAGGTTCAGTATGAATCCATACCCCCACACCGCCACCACCATATAAATTGGTAGTATCTTTTCCTATGAAATAAGGAACTTCTACTTTAAAATTATGCTCTGGAGTTAATTTATTCGCTGTGAGTCCATAAGTTCCTAAATTAAATTTAACTCTAGTTAATCCATCAGATGGCTTTGATCTTATCTTTAGAACAGTATTATCTATTGCAAAATCTTCACCGTCTTCTGTTTCAAAACTAGTATCAATTTTATAAACGGAGAAGTAGTCATTTGGACCAACACCAGAAGGCACAACTAGTTCTACTCCACTAAGGATATGTGGATTTCTAAATTCATATTTTTGAACATAAAGATCTGATGTAGAACTTGCTACATATGTTCCAGATGCTAGCGCACTTGTAGAGAATATATTTTTATATGAATTTCCTAATCGAACTTCCGATGTGTAAGAGCTAGTAACTAACTCTGGGTAAGTATTGAGTGCAGACCCATAAACATTAAAAGTACCATTGTACAACAGGGGGCCATTAATGTGTGAGAATAAATTAAACCCGCCGTTATCTCTAGATTCTCCTCTTGTTAAACTATGGAAGCCAAAGACTTTTATTAAGTTTAAATACAATTTGTGCAAATCTCTTCCAAACTCAAATCTATAGAAATCTTCAGTTTTTAATGGTTGAGTAGTTAAACTAGAATTTGATATGCATTGGATTACATTGTATACGGAAGGATCTAATCCTTGATATCCAAAATTAGACACAAATTCTTCTGCCAGAGTGTATGCATTACTTTGCATTTTTCTATGCATCACGGGTATAATTGGATCACATTCTCCTCTGGTTGAATATCGAACACAATAGTTTCCATCAATGCTACTAGTTCCTCTAACAGGGAATGTGGCACTAGAATATACTCCGTAAAATTGATTTTGGGAATTTAACCCCTCGCATCTTGCATACACTTCTGGAATCGTAATGGAGCTTAGTCGATCATACAAGAATGATTGATATGTTGCTACGGGTGCAAACTTACCTGCTGATGGGATGTAACCCAATGGTATGTACGAGTTAAAATTCTGTACATCAGATCCAGCATAGTATCCCGGCATATTAAATCCAGTTCTATCGTACCACCCACCTTTATTTATTAAATTTTGGTAGTTTCTTCTTCTAACAGATGTTCTATCTAATCCAGACAGTCCGATTCCTGATAAGAATACACCATCCCCTAAAGAATCAACTTCTCGTCTAGAGAAGTCTCTATTAAGAGAACTCATATTCATACCAACTCTAGAGAATCCTGCGAAAACTGAAGATGCTGTAAACACATCCGATGATGGAGAGTATGTTACATTGTTACATACATACTCATCATAACCCGCAGTATCTTCATCAGTAATATTTAAATCTACTAACGGGATAGAGTGAGCAGGAGTGTATTCATAAATTGCCTTTAGGATACTCTTTAAACCATTAGATGTAAATAATGATTTAGCATAAGTACTAAATTCAAATGATGATGCTTCTAAAGATAAGTTGAATGAAGATGACTTAGAATTCCATAAAGGTAAATACTTTACTTTATCCTTCTCAAAGTTTCTTAAAATAGACTCTCTGTTGGGTGGATAATTTACACCAGATGTAAAAAATAGCCAACCATTTTTAACAGACAAAATAGAAGTACCTGTTAAAATATTTTGGTTTACATATGTTTTAAACCCATTAACAACATAGCGTGGAACTCCTAGAGATGTAAGTCTTTCCTCTAAGAAGTTCATCATTCTTGGATCTATATCACAATATCTGTAATATTTAATTAATTCCCAAGGAGGTATATTGTTTACAACACCTCGATAATCATATTCAGAATTAACAGAGAAAGGAACTCCACCTATTGTAAAATTTTGTGGATATAACGAAAAACATTCACGAAGAATAGCGTCCACGACTGTACGGATGTTGTGATCCATATCAGTGTAAGAGTAACTAGTCACAGGAACTCCTGCCTCTAATGCTTTTGATAGAGTCCAAGACTCATGGCTACTTAATGCTGAACACTCTGTAGCTAAACAATAGTAAATTAGATTAGGGATGTAAGATTCATACAACTCAGTTATTTCAGAGCTAACATTAAATGAAGTATCTCCGAATACTGATTCTAATGTTAATTTAAGAGCTTTCTTCGTTCCTTTAGACTTGTAAACAATCATGGCGTTTTTTAGTTGACCACGCCATTTGTTTGAATCTGCTCCTAAAAGTTCCCAACCTATAAGATCAGCAATCCTAGGCAAATACTCATCTGGGCATCTGTCTATGTCATAGAGTAAATTTAATTTACTAATCTGATCGTCAACATCATACATTGAGTAAGATATTGCTTGTAAAAACTTACTGTATGGGCCTGCTTGTGTAGTATCTTTATTAAACTTGGATGTTGAATTATACAATTCAAACACATCACGAACGCGAGTATCTTTAGCATCTAAGTATAACGGAGAATATAGTACATCTATCAGAGTGTGTAGCTTATCTAATTGTTGCGTTCCACTAACATATCTACCAGTCCCACTAAGGAACATTGATGGTATTAATTCGTATGTGGAAAATAAAGAACAGGTTGTATAGTTTTTCCAAATATAAGTGGCTACATCTTTTAACGCTTCGTTTAAAGTTATTGGATTGTAATAAAAGAAATTATCTACAATTCTGTCTACAACTAAAGTTGATGGTTGAAAAGCTAAATTGCCGTTAGCAGATGTATTTAACAAGTATAACCAAGATAGATTATTGATAAGGTAATCATGAGCCGATGCTTGAGTAGATAACCCAAATAAATAATTTGGTTTGTTTAACCTTATGTTAGGAATTAAAGTATCTTCTACATAAGATCTAAAATCCGATTCCTTATTAAAATCTTTTAAACTTTTTCCTAATGGAGAAAGTATTTTTTCTTCAAACTCTTGAGTTGTAATATTTGTTAAATTATTTTGTTTTATAAAAAACTGTGAAGCACCAGATAATGATATGAACTCTGCGCCCTTACCAACCCCAGATATATTAAATACAGTATTTATAT